ACCCGACCAACAGTGCAAGGCAGCGCGGGAAGCGGCTGCATGGCTGATTTCGGCATGCGCCGTGATCGGCATCGGGCGGGCGGAAATTCAGCGCAAACTCACGCTGACCAGCCAGGTTCAGCGACTGTTCGACCGGGCGCGCCGGGAATCGAAGCTGGCGCACCCGAGGATGTCTTGGCTCGCGCAGATGTGGCTCTACCGCTACGAAGAACCCGAGTACGCGTGGGTGCGGGACGCGCTCCTCGTACTGTTCAACAGGCAGTACTACTTGATCGGAGTCAGGGCGGTGGGCGAGTGACTGAAGTGATGGCGTTCGAGGGTGACCCGGACGACGAACCGGTGATGCCGGAGGAAGTCCGCCGTGCGCTCCTCGGCTTCGAGCCCCAGCGAGCGTTCCTGGCTGAAGACGAGAACGAGTAGCAGCAGAGCAGCCCCGTCTACCACCACGTAGGCGGGGCTTCTCGCTGTCCCGAGGCACTGCCGCGTGTTGGGCTTCTGAGCGCTGACCGACAGCGGGAGGATGGGCCTATGGAGATCGCCCTCGAAGACGTGCTGTGCCGCCCGGAACAGGTGGCGGACTGGTGGCTTGGAGACGGCCCGGCCTACTTCCCGGCACCCATGATCGTTGAGTGGTTGCTGCGGCACGCTGGCCGGACGGGTGACCTGGTGTCGGTTGTGATGGCCAACGGCATGTGCCGCACGTGGGCCCGTTCCCCGCTGTACGACCAACTAGGCGGGGGCTTTCACCGGTACGTGATGGCGTTTCCCCAGACCAGCGGGCATGTAGGTTTGCTACCGCACTTCGAGAAGTGAGCTGACAAACCTACATGCCGCGCACTACCCTTGAAGTGTCACCAGCAAGGGAGGGCGCGGCATGTACCGCGAAGACTACCCGGCGCTCAAGGCGCTTGGGTTCGAAGACGACGAGATCAAGGCTCTCAACCTCTGGGAGCCCGCTACCGGCGATCCCGCGAGCCTCGCCGAGGCATACATCCGGCGCAGCGCAAAGCGCGAGGACATGGTCACGCTCCGCAGCCACGTACGGGATGTGGTCCGGCTCGCCGAACGCCAGAATGTGAGCATTCGCCGAGTTTGGTTCGAGCAGCACAGCGCGAGCAAGCGCTATGCGACGCGCCAGGAATTCGATAAGGCGACCGGCGCAATCATGGCGGGCGTTTCTAAGGCATTCCTGGTGTGGAAGCTCGACAGATTCGACCGGCGCGGAATGGGCGTTGTCGGCACGATGATGGACGACTTCGCTAATAGGAAGGCGCGTCTCTGCACGTGGGCTGACGGTATTGATTCCAGCCAAAAGGGCAGCCGGACCATTATCGCAATCCTTTCCGAGCGGGCCCGCGAAGAGGCCGAGGATATCGCGCTTCGCGTAACGCAGGGACACGACGCGCACAAAGAAATTGGGCGACGCGGCACCGGTCGTCCGCCTTTCGGGCTCTACAGCGCGCCAAAGAGCGGAAAGGTCGAGCCACACCCGGAGGAATTCCCGGTAGCCCGGCTGCTGGCCGATTTGCTACTCGGGCAGCCTAATCCGCTCTTGCAGGAAACCGCGAAAGAAGCGGCAGCGCGGGAACCGATGGCCACCCGGGTCGTCTCCGCCACGCTCAATGAGATGGGCTACCGCACTCGGAGCGGGAAAACGTGGTCCGCGACGGCCGTGAGCAAGCTCGCGCAGTCCCCACTGTTCGCGGGCATGACGCCGAACCGTGAGCGGCACGTGGATGAGCACGGGAACGCGCTCGGCACCTGGAAGGGCTACGGTGACCCGCTGTATGACGCCAAAGGTAGGCCGGTGATCTGCGGCAAGGGAGTCATCACACCAGCGGAGTGGTTCCGCGTAAAGCAACTGATCAGCGAGCGGACAAACCCCTTTGCGGGGGTGGGCCGCCGAAAGGCCACTTATTTGCTCACCCGCATTCTTCGCTGCGGGCGCTGTGGCGGGCACATGAGCGGTGGCGGTGGCAAATACCACTGTTCTACCCGGCAACAGCGCGGCGCGTCGGTGTGTACCGGCGTTTCCACGGTGGCTGGTCGGGTGGACGACGCCGTGTCTGGCGCGTGGGTTGGCCATGTCAGCACGCTCGGGCCCGAGGATGCCGCCCTGTACGAGATCGGGCGTCGCTGGCGGGTGTTCAGCGACCCGGAAGCGGCTGCCAAGCAGGAGAACACCCGAGCAGCGCTGGAAGCCGCAGAGGCACGCCTACAGAGCCTGGACGACGCCTACTACAACCCGGTGGGCGCACCCATGAGCGAAGCGCGCTACACGCGGCAGGCGGACGCGTTGGCGACCACGATCGAGTCGTTGAGCGCCGAACTAGCGGTGATCGAAAAGGAGTCGGACGCGATTCCCTCTGTGGATCCGGAGTACCTCCGGGAAGCGTGGGAACAGTCCAATTTCGACACGAAACGCTTCCTGCTGGCGTGCGTTTTCACGTCCATTACTGTGACGCCCGCCACAGGCAGAGGAGATCAGCGCCCCATCCATGAGCGGCTGGTGTTCAAGGGAGTGTGATGCGCATCACACTTTCTAACTAAGGCTCGCCTAACCTAATAGTCACAGGGTGGTCACGGATATGTGACCACCCTGTGTGCGTTTCAGCGCAGAGGGGCGAGGCCGCGCCGTTTTTCCCTATTTCTTCAAGATCACACTGACGGTATGACGGTTCTAGGTATATTTCCGTAACACCAAACATATGTTAGAGGGAAACCGGGAAGGGGTTCGTTTCGTCAGTTCGTCAGCGGGGAGCCCGCCCGCCCCTCCGCTGTAGCGTGCCGCTGGAACCCCTCCCACTCCCTAGTAAGTAGCGGGACAGGACTACCGCGCGCCCCTTCAACGATTCGGGCGGTCCGAGTGCCTGTCACGCTCCCGCGCTCGACTCCCCGCCTCTCTCCCGGGTTGAGTCGCGCGGGTTTGCCTCCGTAGCTCAATGGGCAGAGCACCGGTTTCGTAAACCGGGTGCGCAGGTTCGAACCCTGCCGGAGGCTCAAAGGGTCGCACCCTTGGCAGGAACGTTGCGGTGGCCACCGTTTCACCCCCTGTCGGTCTCTTAGTTTAAACAGGATAGAACTCCACCCTTCCCGGTGGCGGTGCCGGATCATGCCCGGCAGAGACCCCTAATGGCGCGTAGCTCAGCGGTAGAGCATCGGATTCCAAACCCGAGTTGCCGCAGGTTCGAATCCTGCCGCGCCAGCGTCGACCTACGAAGCTTCGTAGGACCATCCCGAGGTGATCGCTTTGCCATGTATCGACTGTGGCGAGCCTGCCACCTTCAAGGCCCGTTGTGCGCGCTGTCGAGCCGCCTATGAGGCCCGCCCTTCCGTCCGGTCGCGAATCGCCCGTAGGGCACGTCTGGTGACCGGAAATAACGCGGCTGCCCGCCTGCGCGCTGAGATGCGTAAGGCCATAAGGGTGCAGTGCGCGTCTTGCCCTCGCAGGGTGCTCGCGTCAGCGGCGGACATTGATCACATCGTGCCACTTTCCCGAGGCGGGGAAGATGTCGACGAAAACGTTCAAATCCTCTGCCGACCGTGCCATAAGGCAAAGACGCGCCGCGACTTCGATTTCAAATCCCCGCCGTTCTAGGAGTAGCTGTGCTTTTTGCTAGCGACGTCCCGGTGCCTACCGGCCCGCTGTGCACTGCCTGTTCCTCTCCGGCGCTTGTGCAGTGGTCGCGCCGCCCTACAGCTGCCGAGTTTCAGGCGGTTCTCACCACGGAGCAGAAGCGGCGCGAAATGTCGGCTCTGCTCGCTGACCCCAGCCTGCCTACGCCGGACTTCGGCCCGCTGCCTGACGCCAAGTCAATGAGCGTTAACGTCTTCGCCTGCGCTGCCCATGCGGTCAGCAAGGATCTTGCGTCGCAGGTGCACGGTTCGACCTGTACGGCACCACCTGCGTGCACGTGTACGCCGGAAGTCGCGCCCGTAGTTAGCTCGCTGAATGGTTCTTCGGATTCGGCCCCACAACTTCCGCCCGGATGGTGATGCAGCAGTGCCTAAGAGACCTTGTCTGGACTGTGGCCTGCTGACCACCAATGCTTCCCGCTGTGATACCCACCAGGCTGTATGGATGGCCAAGCGTGAGCGCCAGCGTGGCAGTGCTAGAGCCCGTGGATATGGCAGGGAATGGCAGGCTGTAGCAAAGCTTGTTATGGCACAGCACATAGCAACCCGTGGCCATGTGTGTATCGGATACCAGACTGCTCCTCATGAGTCAGCAGATCTAACAGTAGATCACATCATCCCTATCGCAGCAGGCGGTACCCACAATAGGGACAATCTCCAGGTGCTGTGCCGGAGCTGCAATGCCCGCAAGGGTGCGCGTACTACTGCGTAGGCCCTAGTGCGCTGGATATACACCGGGGGGCAGGTCAATGTACCGCGCATGATCCTTCCCGGACCCTGGCCCCGGGGAAAAACACACGCCTGCGAAAGTCCGGGCTCTTTTTGGTGATCTTGGAGCGTGAAACGGGGGTTCCCCATGGCTATGGGACGTCCCCCGAAGCCGCTAGAGCAAAAGCGCAAGCTTGGCAACCCTGGACAGCGGAAGCTCCCAGAGCGCTCTGAGACGGCCGCGCTCACTCCGTTGGAGGGTGGAGCACCCCCGGGCCTTGAACGGGCCGGAGAGGCCCTCTGGCGGGCCGTTACGACGGCTGCTAGTGCCTGGCTCGCGCCTTCGGATCACCCAACGCTCATGATGCTGTGCGAGATGGCCGATCGGCGTGCCTCGCTGATGGCCGCTTGGGCTGAGCACGGTCCGCTGATCGAGCGCCCCGGAGACGGCCACCTCGTAGCCAATCCAGCGGGAGCCATGCTGACCGCCCTTGAAGCGCAGATGACCAAAACGGCGTCCACGCTGGGGCTCACCCCCGCTGACCGCACGCGCATGGGCCTCGCTGAAGTCAAGGCCCGATCGAAAATCGAAGAAATGCTAGCCCGACGGGCGGAGAGGGGCGCGCAGTGAAGCCCCTTTTCCTCACCCCGGTTGACGACGCGGACATTGCACGTGGCGACGGGGCGGATTTCGGGGAATTCACGGATCTACTCCGCGTGACCAAAGACTCTGTCGGTGGTAGCGCGGGCGAGCAGATGATCATGCGCCCCTGGCAAACCGACATGATGCGTCGCCTTTTCGCGCGCAAGTCGAACGGCCGACTGAAGCACCGGCAAGCCTTGATTGGCATCCCGCGTAAGAACGGGAAGTCGGCGCTCGGTGCCGGTATCGCGCTGTACGGTCTCGCTTTCGGGCCCCGTGGTGGCGAAGTATTTTCCTGCGCTGCCGACAAGGAACAGGCACGGATTGTCTTCGGTACAGCAAAGCGGATGATTGAGCTAGAGCCGGAATTCACCGGAATGTTCAACGTCTATCGCGACGCAATCGAATTTCCAGCAACCGGCAGCGTCTATCGGGTCCTCTCCGCTGAAGCGTTTACCAAAGAGGGCCTGAACCCCCACCTCGTCCTATTCGATGAAGTCCACGCGCAGCCAAATCGCGAATTGTGGGACGTTATGTCCCTCGCAACCGGCGCGCGAGTAGAGCCGCTGATGGTCGGAATTACCACGGCCGGTGTCAAGACCGACTCAACCGGCCAAGATTCCATTTGCTATCAGCTATTTCAGCACGGGTGCCGGGTAGCAAGCGGCGAGATCGACGATCCCACGTTTTACCTGGAATGGTGGGGCGCACCAGAGGGCAGCGACCACACCGATCCCGCTGTCTGGGCTGCTGCAAACCCGGGCTTCGGCGACATCGTTTCCGAAGAAGACTTCCACAGTGCGGTTCTCCGAACGCCTGAGGCGGAATACCGCACGAAGCGCCTTAATCAGTGGGTCAGCACGGCGCAAGCCTGGCTTCCCGCTGGCGCGTGGGACGCGTGCGAAAGCTCCGTGACCATTCCGGATGGCGCAGACGTCGTGCTCGGCTTTGACGGCTCTTTCAACAATGACAGTACGGCGCTGGTGGTCGTCTCCTGCCCGCAGGGCGAGGAACTTCCCCATGTCGACGTGGTGGCAGCGTGGGAAAAGCCGCAGAACACCGGCAATGACTGGGTAGTCCCAATCTTCGACGTGGAAGACGAGATCCGCGCCGCATGCCGCCGCTGGCAGGTACGAGAAATCGTCTGCGACCCCTTCCGCTGGCAGCGCAGTTACCAGATTCTCGAAGCTGAGGGGCTCCCGGTCGTGGAGTTCCCGCAATCTCCATCGCGCATGGTTCCGGCCACGCAGCGATTCTACGAGTCCGTGATGAACAAGACTCTCACGCACTCCGGCGACCAGCGCCTAGCGCGCCATCTAGCGAACTGTGTGATCCGAACGGATTCACGCGGCTCTCGCTTGTCAAAAGACGCCAAAAATTCCCCCCGCAAGATCGACCTTGCCGTGTCCGCTGTCATGGCGCTTGAGCGCGCGATGTTCGAGCCCCCGGCTGAACCCATTCCCGCTTTCTTCTCGTGGGCTGACCTGTAAGGAGGGTGCCTGTGAAGCGTCCGAACGTTCGGACCGCCCTCTCTCTGGCTGCTGACGCACTCGGCTTTGGCTGCATCGATCTCGCCGCATGGTGGGTCGATCCACGTCTCGGCGTGCTCCTGCTCGGCGCTGGTCTCCTCGTGCTCGGGTTGGTGGTCGAAAAGTGAGCATTCTAGGCCGCTTGGAAAAGCGGTTTTTCGCGCCCTCCGGTGCTGGCGACCCGTGGGCTATTCCTTCAAACGGCTCTCTTGCGGCCTTTACCAATGCTGGTGTCCCTGTCACGGACGACAGCGCAATGCAGCTCCTCGCTGTCGCCGCATCCGTGCGAATTCTCAGCGACGCCGTATCCAATCTGCCGTTTGACGCTGTGCGGGCGCAGGGGGAAGTCCGAAAGACCCTACAGCCGCCCCCGACTATCATTTCCGACCCCTTCGGCGGTACCGCTGATCCCCGAATGCCCACGCGGCGCGAGGGAATCGGGCAGGCAATGGTTTCGCTTCTGCTTCGCGGAAATGCGTATTTCCTCGTGGTTGCCCGCGACAAGTTCAACAGGCCGCTACGTCTGCGGGTACTGCACCCGGACCGCGTAAAGGTCGAGTTCGACGACCAGGGGCAGCGCAAGTACAAGATTGACCGCAAGAGTGTCGACGCGTTCGACATTGTGCACATCATGGGGCTCGCCCAGCCGGAAGCCACTACGGGAATGTCCGTAATTTCATACGCGCGGAACGCTATCGGCCTCGGCCTCGCCGCTGAGGAGTTCGGCGCTCGGTTCTTCGGCGATGGCGCGCATATGACGGGACTTGTGGAAGTTCCGGGGGACCTGGACAAGGACCGGGCGCGACAGCTAAAGGAATCTTTCACTGCCTCGCATGGCGGTTTGCAGAATTCCCATACCGTTGGCGTTCTCTCCGGCGGTGCAACCTGGAAGCCGATTTCGGTAACGCCGGATGACGCGCAATTCCTCGGTACTCGCGCAGCGCAGAACCTCGATATTGCAATGCTGTTCGGTATTCCGCCGCACATGCTTGGACAGGTCGATAAGACGACGTCTTGGGGCACCGGTATCGAACAGCAGGGATTGGCGTTCCTGGCGTACACGCTCGGTCCCTGGCTGGGTCGGTTCGAAGACGCGTTTTCCGCGATGCTTCCCGGCCCGCAGACCGCGCGGTTCAACGTTGACGCGCTTCTCCGTACGGATGCCGCCGGACGTTACGCGGTTTACGGCGCGGCCCGCTCCGCTGCAATCCTCACCACCAACGAAATTCGGGCGCTTGAGAACTTCGGCCCCGTTGAAGGCGGCGACGACATTGCTGCCCCGCTGAATAGCAACGTAAAGCCAATGAAGGACACCGGTGCTTCTTCCAGCGCACCGAAGGCAGACGCATTGGGGGCGGTTCTGTAGATGAATGACCTTTCCGCCCGCGCGGAAATCCGAAATGTCCCCGAGCGTCGCGCTGTCCCTTACGAGGGCGCAGAACTTCGATCGATAGACAACGGATCCGGCGGGAAGACGCTTCGGTTCACCGGCTATGCGTCGGTTACCGAAACCCCGTACGAGATGTACGACTTCCTAGGCGAGTACAGCGAGGTGATCCGACAGGGATCCTTCGCGCGCACGCTCTCCGCTGGCGCTGACGTGCCGTTCTATGTCAACCACGGCGGGCTCACGCTCGCACGGACTAAGAGCGGCACGCTCCGGCTCGCTGAAGACTCGACCGGCCTGCATGTAGAGGCTGATCTCGACCCGCGAGCCCCGTCCGTGCTGGATCTCCAGGTCGCCATGGAGCGCAAGGATATTGACGAAATGTCCTTCGGCTTCCGCGTGACCGCGCAGGAGTGGTCGCCGGACTGGACTCAGCGAGACATTACGGAAGTTGACCTGAATAAGGGTGACGTTTCCGTTGTCAACTACGGCGCGAATCCGGCGACTGCTGGCGCGACCATGCGCAGCCGGGATGTGGATGAAATCCTCCGCTCCCTGCCTGCTGAACGGCTCCGTGAGTACCTCCGGAGTATCGAAACTCCCTCTCTGGCGACTTCCGCCGATCTCTCCCTTTACGGCGCACGGCTCCGCGCGCTGGACCTTTAACCCCACCTACGAAGCTTCGTAGGTTCCCCGCTAGGAGACTGTATTGGACCTCCGCGCTGCTATGGCCGATATCCTGGCCAAGCGTTCCGCCGCAAAGGATGAGCTGAGCAAGCTCGTCGACACCGCAAAGGCCGAATCTCGCGGCCTTTCCGACACCGAGACCGCCCGCTTTGACGCGCTTGAGGCGGACGTCCGGGGCTACGACCAGCGCTCCCGAGAGCTGGATGAGCAGATCAAGGCGGACGCTGCCGCTGAAGAGATGCAGAAGCGATACGCGCCGCCCCCGTCCGGCTTCCAGGTGACCAGCGAGCCCGAGATTTACCGCTCCGGCTATGGCGGTCAGTCCTACTTCCGTGATCTGCACATGGCGCAGCAGAAGGGCGACCGGGATGCGCTTGACCGCCTTTCCCGGAACACCCGGGTGCGTCTCGCGGACAAGGAATACCGCGCGCTGACCACCGTAAACGGCGCGGGTGGTGAGTTCGTTCCCCCGATTTGGCTGGAGAGCGAGTTTGTCAAGCTCGCCCGACCGGGTCGGATTTTCGCGAATCAGACCCCGACTCACGCGCTGCCGCCGGGTACCGACTCGATCAACATCCCGAAGGTGAACACCGGTACCGCTACCGCCGTTCAGGCGACGCAGAACACTGGCGTTCAGCAGACGGATCTCTCGACCACCAGCGTGAACAGCTCTGTGTTCACCATTGCGGGTGGCCAGTCGCTCTCCCTTCAGCTCATCGAGCAGAGCCCGCTTCAGATTGACGACGTGATCCTTTCGGACCTCGCGTCCGCGTACGCCGTAAACTTGAACACGCTCCTGCTGACCGGTTCCGGTTCGAGCGGCCAGCCTACCGGCGTCAACACCCTCTCGGGCACCAACGCCATCACCTACACTTCGGCTTCGCCGACCATTCCGCTTCTCTTCTCGAAGCTTGCGGGCGCAATCCAGGCGGTTCACACCAACCGGTTCATGCCGCCGGACACCATCTTTATGCACCCGTCGCGCTGGGCGTACCTCCTGGCGTCGGTCGACACTTCGAACCGGCCGCTGATCGTCCCGAATGCGCAGGGTCCGAACAACGCTCTCGCTGAGCCTGGCGCGGTTGCGGCACAGGGTTTCGTCGGCTACCTCATGGGCCTTCCGGTCTACGTGGACGCCACGATCCCGACCAACCTCGGTGCGGGCACCAACCAGGACATCATCATCGTTGCCCGCATGGCCGACCTGATGCTCTGGGAGTCCAATGTGCGTGCTGAGGCTTTCCCGCAGACCTACGCGAATCAGCTTTCTGTGTTCGTGCGGCTCTACAACTACGCCTCTTTCCAGCCCGGCCGATTCCCGAAGTCGATCAGCATCATTTCGGGTACTGGTCTGGTGGCTCCGACCTTCTAAGTCGGCCTAGTTAGTAGCGGAGGCGTCCATGGTTCTCGCGCACTATGGACGCCTTCGCCGCGCTGTGCACAAGGCTAAGAAGCACACGGGGCACCACCGCGCGAAGTTGAGCCGGAATCATCGGCCCTCACACCATTTGCGGAAAGCCCGGAGCAGGGGAAAGCGACAACACGCGCACCGGCACCACAAAACGCACCATCTGAAGCACCTGAAGCCGAATCAGCGGCACACGCGGCCGAAGCACCGGACGCACGTAGCCCACAAACGGGCTCAGAGGGGCCACCAGCGGGCGCACAAGCACCTAGTGAGGCATCGTGCCCGCGCGCTCCACAGACACGCTCTGAGGGCCCACAGGCGGGCTCACTACCACCTGAAGCACCACCGGCACGTTTCGCGCCGGA